AATTTCTTTTAATTTCGTAGGAATTGTAATATATTTTGTTTTATTTGTAAAAAAAGAAAAAGATATGGCAGGTTACCATCCACCTAAAATGATTACATCAAACTCTGCACCCTCAATAAGTGCTGATTTAGCATATGAAGGACATGGAAAATGTGGATGCCAAACAGTAATCTTAAGTGATAATTCTGCGGAGGGAGTAACACCTACAACAGTATGGGAAGCATCAGCACCTGCAGGACAACCTACTATTACAGGATGTACTGATTATTCTCATGTATATAAAATTGTAGCACTAGAAAATACTAAATTTAGAAATATATTTGCTACTAATATAGGTCAAGACTCTCTTAATGCTTTAGTTTTTGCAAATGGAGGGTTTAAACTTTTAGCAGGAGATGAGATTATGGCAGATTTTACTACAATAGATATTGTTAGTGGAACGCTAATGTTATACAGAGATTGTGACCAATCATAAAATATAAAAATTAAAAAAATAGAAATTATGCCTTGCGAGGAATGTGAAAATGGATTATACAAATGGGGACAAACAGGAGAGTGTCAATATGAAACTCTTGAAGATTGCCAATTAGCAAATCAAGGAGAGTATTTAGAAGAAACACTTAAGCCATCATATAATCACGAAGAAGATGTTGAATATACGCTAAACTTTACCGAAGAACAAATGAAAGAACTTCATTCAAATGGAGAGCTTATTGTTCATGTTGAAGATGGTGATCGAGAGATGGTAATTAAATTTACTTATGACCATGAAGAAACACGACAAGAACATGAAGAAGAAGAAGAGCTTTATGCTATGTCAAGATTAAATTCTACAGCTTATGATTACGCTACAACATTAATAAAAGAAGATAAGATAGATAAAGTTTCAGATTGGAGCTTTAGCTCAGAAGAAGAAAATGCTTTATTAGGTGAAGATGGCGATGATTGGGATAATTACGCTAAATGGTTTTTACTTGAGAATGAAGATGCAAACGAAGAAACTAAAGAAAGATATAAATTTCCATTTGGAAAAGATGGTAAAATATATAGAAAAGCATTGACAGCAATTAGACAAAGAGCAGCCCAATTTAATTATGACGATGTATTTGAAGCAGCAGGAAAGTTAATTGATATGATTGATGAAGAAAAAGCGTTAGCAATGGATTGCTCAGTTTTAACAGCATCAATGTTAGATGAAGAACTTGACGAGTACATAAATAAAATAGCTGACTCTATAAAAAAACTATAATGGCTGAAACATATAATGACTACCCTCAATCTGCAACTAATAATGCAAAAAGGGCGTTAAAATGGTTGGAAGAAAATGACAATCCAAATGATTGTCTAACGCCCGTAGGGTTTGCAAGAGCCAATCAGCTCAAAAACAGAGAAAATCTGAGTAGGGAAACGATTGCTCGTATGGCATCATTTAAAAGACATCAACAACATAAAGATGTGCCATATTCAGAAGGATGTGGAGGGATTGCTTGGGATTGTTGGGGAGGAACAAGTGGTATAGAATGGGCAATAAAAAAACTAAAGGAGATTGATGAGCCTGAAGGGCTTTTTGAGACGCTAATAAAAAAAATAAATAAAATATGAGTGAAGATAAAAGACATAAATTGAAAGAAAGCAACCTCAACAAATTAAATCCTTATAAAAGCACTACTGATAAATATTTTCCAAATGGCGGTAAAATAAATACAGAAGGCAGAAAGAAAGGAGAAAAAAATAATGTTACTGCTACAAAAATAAGCAGAAATGCTTTAACATGGGCTTTAGAAGGTCATTCAACTAAAATAAGAATGGCACTTGATAAATTATTTGATCAAAATCCTGAAGCATATATAAATGCAGTTTCTAAACTACTTAACTATACAGTTCCAAAATTATCATCATCTGAGATAAACGATAACACGACCAAAAAAGTAAAAATAGAATTAAATGATGATGTGAGCATTGAGGAGCTAAGAGCAAAACTTGATGACATTGACAACAACTGATGAAACACTTAGATTTGCATTAGAAAAAAAATTATGCGAACTATCATTCTATGAGTTTTTTAAAAAGGCTTGGCATATCGTTGAACCTAGTATTGAGCTGTCTACTAATTGGCATCATAAATATCTATGTGATGCTTTACAAGAAGAAGCAGAACGAATAATAGCCAATAAACCAAAAACAAAAGATTTAGTAATTAATATTCCCTTTCGTTCTACAAAATCTCTTTTAGTAACTGTTATGTTTCCAGTATGGAGTTGGATTAGAAATCCAAAATTTAGATTTATAACAGCATCATATTCTGCAGAGCTTTCTATAGAACACTCAACAAGAAGTAGAGATATAATAAACTCAAGTTGGTTTAAAGACAGATGGGGAGAGTTGTTTCACATCAAAAAAGACCAAAACTTAAAATCAAGATATGAAAATAATTTTTTGGGGGTTAGAAGAGCGACATCGGTAGGAGGAACAGTTACAGGGCAGGGGGGAGATTTTTTGATAGTAGATGACCCTGTATCTCCCCAAAATGCAGCATCAGAAATAGAAAGAGAAAATGCTAACGAGTGGTATAGAACAACATTTTACTCGAGATTGAACAATCCATTAACGGGAATAAGAATTATTATTATGCAGAGAATACATGATAACGATTTAAGTGGGTTTTTATTGTACGATAATACAAGCAGATTAAAATATAAACACATTTGCATACCTGCAGAATTATCAGATGATGTCAAGCCAAAAAAATTAGAAAAATATTATGATAAAAATGGATTGTTTTGGACAGATAGATTTAGCAAAACAATTTTAGATGATTATAAACAAGCATTAGGTAGTTATGGCTATGCAGGACAGCTAATGCAAACACCAACACCACTAAATTCAGGAATGATAAAAGCAGAGTGGCTAAAAATAGATAAATTTAAAATGATGGAGGTGGGTGAAAAAACAACAGTTGATTTTGTTATTGACCCTGCATATACTGCAAATGAAAAGAATGATCCATCAGCTTTGTTAGCATATATATTTAAAGATAACAGGTGGCAGATAATAGATTGTGTAAATGTTAGAAAGGAATTTCCTGAATTGGTTAAGTTTATACCTCAATGGGTACAAAAAAATGGATATTCTAACAGAAGTAGAATATATGTAGAGCCAAAGGCATCAGGAAAGTCAATAGTGCAAACACTACAAAAAGAAACAGGACTAAATGTCAGAGAGGACAAGCCACCATCAAAAGATAAGGTAGCTAGAGTGCAAGATATATCTGCCTCTTTAGAATCGGGCAGAGTAAGTTTACTGCAAGGAAAATGGAACGAAGAATTTATACAGCAATTAGTAAAATTTCCATCTGCAAAACATGATGATATGGTGGATTGCTTAGTAATGGCAATAAATAAAAATATGTGGAATAGTGCAAAAGTAGTTTACTTTTCGTGATTTCTAAAAACTTCTAGTGTAATATAAAAAAAATTGATATAATTGCGAAATAATAAGAAAATCTTTATGAAACTTCATAGTCTTAACAAATATCACGAAGATATACTTAAAAAGTATATTAGTTTTGTCCAAAAGACTGTATATTCAGCTACAGAAGATTACACTTCTGAAAAATTCTTTGATTTTAACGAAGTATTAGAAAATATTATAGATTTTACTAATGCTTTTAATAAATTAGTAAAAACAGGTGATAGAAGGACAGAATGGGCTTACATGACACCTAATTTAATACTATATTCTTGTATTGGGTTTTTATCAGGAATAAAAACTAAAGAAAATGGTCAGATGATGGAAAGACTAGCAGAAGAATTATTTGAAACTACAGTAGATGTTATAGGAGAGACTACTGATATACTAGAGGATATAAATATCAAAGAAGAGATGCAAAAAAACATACTAACTAACTTAAAAAAAATAAATGAGCATAACAATTAATATTAAAAGTCAAAATTTTGATAGAGATGTTGTCATTCCAATAGAATGGAAAGACATAACTGTAAAGTATTGGGGTGAACTAGCAACTATTATTAAGAAGCATTACACAAATGCTACTGAAGAAGATAAAAGCAAAGAAGAAAACAAACACGCCTTGCTTAAATCACCATTAATGCAAGACTTTAATAAAGATGTAAAACTTACAGATACGCAAACTCTAAAAATGAATGCTGATATTTTTAGTTATATTTCAGGATTGACAAAAGAAGAAACAACTTTAGTAGATGTAAAACAAATAAACAAAGTTTTATCTTTAATAAACAAATTAACTGAAGAATATAAACCAAAAGGAACAAGGTCTTTTGAATTTGAAGGAGAAACATATTTCTTTCCATCAGAATTTTTTAAAAAGAATACATATGGAGACTATATTGAAGCTACTCAATTAGATATGTATATTAAAGACATGGAAAATGGAAGATTTGATATATTACCTCAACAGATGGCAATATTATGTAGAAAAATTGATGAGGAGTATGATGATGATAAAATAGCCGAAAAGGCAGATAAATTTAAAGAACTTACAATGGACATCATTTGGGAGTTCAGTTTTTTTTTGACTCAGCAAACAGTAAAATTAGCAAAACTTTCCCCTTCGTATTTGGAGAAACAACAACAAGTACAGGAACTGTGAATACAAAAGGATTATATAGAACCTATATAAAGCCATTTGGATGGCTTAATAGTCTTTATCTATTGGCAGAGAAGCAAGTGTTCAATATTGAAGGTAAAAACGCTATAGATAGCGTAAGAGACACAAATCTTTATCATGTCATGACGTATTTAAGTTGGATTACAGCAAAAAATACTTATGACAATAAAGTACAAGAAAAAATAAACAACCCTAACAAAGTAATGTAATGGCAATAGTAAGATTAACAGATATAGTAAAAACAATGAAGGATAAATGGGTTTATGGTGATAAATTCTTTGGGTATACAGAAGAGTTTAACGATAATCACAATACACAATATCCTTCATTACTTATAACACCTCCTGATTCGTTATATCCTGAAGTAACACCTAGAAACGGATGGGAAGAATATTCTTTTGAGGTGTATTTTTCAGATTTATACAACAGAACAGAACAAGCTAACGAAACAATAGATCAAAGGTGGGACAATTTACAGGATTTAGCAAATGAATGGTTAGATATGTTTTTAAAGTCATATATGGGAGAGCAAGAGGGCAAAACAACTATATCTTATCTTACAGATGGTACTTTAACATTAGAAAGAAATAAAGATGTTGCTAATGATCAATTACTGCAAATAAAAATGAATTTCGGATGGAAAATATTTAGTAAGTGCTTTACTCCTGTATCTAACTATCCAAATGAAATAGCAGACTTGAAGATATGGCTATCTGCAGATAGTAATGTTACATTTAGCATTCCAACAAAGAGGGTTAGTGCTTGGGGAGATAGGTCAGGAAATAATAATAATGTAGCTCAAGCTACTAGCGACAGCCAACCTTTAAGATATACTTTTAAAGGAGGGTCTGACGTAAGGAATGTTGGAGATTTAGATGGTAAAACACGATTTGTATTTAATGAAACTAAAAATCAAAACCTTAAAAGCACCACTCCTGCTAATAATCCATTGACATCGGGAGACTTTACTATTTTTATAGCATCTAATTACAAAACAAACGTAGACACAGATCAGGAATCAATTTTTGCTCTTGAACCTGCAGGAGCAGGACTAGGACAGATACAATTAGGACAAAAAGATGCAACAGACTTTAAAGCTCAAGTGTCAGATGGAACGACAGATTTATCAGCAAATGTAGCTATAGCCTCAATTTCAGAAACCGAAGATAATATTATGTCATATAAATTAAATGCAGACACTATGACTCTATACTTAAATGGAAGGGCGGGAACACCAGTTACTGAGGCTGGTTTTAACGCTACATCAAAATTTGTCTTTGGTAATTGGTATATTGGAGGTCTGCCTACAATAGCAACAAGTTTTTTTGATGGCTCAGTAGCAGAGGTGATTGTTTATGATAGAGCATTAAGCGATGCAGAAAGAAATAAAGTAGAAGATTATTTAAACAAAAAATATAGAATATATTAAGATATGGCATTAAATGGAACAGTAAGTTGGGGAAAACAACCAAAATGGGGAGTAGGGGAAGCAATGTATACGCAGCAAACGCTTAACACTAATAATTTTTTAGTTTCGGCATCTATGCCTATGGTATATCAGGTTGTATGGTCAGGATCATCGGGAGGAGTAACTATAACAGATCAATTTATTCCTGTAAATGCAGGTGATTTAATAAATACTGTATTTATTATAGAAGTAACAACAGATTATTCAGGTACTGGTGGCTCTACAGCATATGGTGGGTGGCAAGAGATAGCTAGAATAAAGAAAAGCAGAGATTTACCAGTAAGTAACATTGTAACAGGTACAGTACCTCAACAGCAAACATTTACTATAGACGTGTCAAGAATAATACAGGATCAACTGTCTTACTCATTATGTCCTGCAGGAAAGGGAAGTTGGCAGACTGTAGAATATGGAGGTATGAATGGAGGTGAGGACAAGCAAGATACTGTAATAGCAGCAGTTAGTCCATATATAGTAAAAATGAATGGCAGCTATAGAGCAGTTTCAGTTCGTTGTGTATTTGAGGAGTTAAATGCTACTGGTGGTATAGAAACATCTACTAATACTTTATCATCAGCAAATTACGTGGCGGCTGTAAATTCTGTTGTGGGGGTAGATGAAATGCCTTACTATTACTTTATGAGAGCAATAAATGAGGCCAGTCCTGCAAATCAATATCCTAAATTAGCTATGACGAACTGTCCAAATTATAGTATTCAACCTAATGGAATACCATCTCTTAAAAAATCAGTATCATCAACAGACAGGTCAGAGTTTTTACAATTCTATGTGAAAAATACTTATCCTTCAGCGTCACCATCTTCAAGATATAGGCTATATGAAGTATATGGTCAGACATACAATAAAGATGGAACAACTGGCTTAGATTTTGTTTTAGGTTCTCAATGGGAAAACAAATTAGGAACTACAGATATTTATTCTGACATATCTCATGATTTTAATTTGTATGCTGCTAATGAATTTGAGCAAATACAAAACTCTATGACTGTTCAAAATGTAGCTCCTTCATACATAAACAGTCATGCTTACCAACCGCAAACAACAAACTATCCGTACGCAACACCAGTAACACCTATAACTGCTAATACAGGATGGTATGGTGTTCATATTAGAGGTATTTATAACTCAGCACCTGCAGTACAAGTAAACCATTCAGCTACTTTTTGGTACAAAATAGATGATTTAGAGCAAAAAGGGCCTTATAAGCAAGTAAGGTTTCATTGGTTAAACAGAGTGGGAGGTATAGATTCATATACCGCCAAAGGTAATGTAACAGAAGGCTTAAGCGTTAATAAAACTTTAATGCAAAATGCCTTACCTGACAGAAGATATTTTCAAAAAGACATGAACGATATAGGAGAATATTATGACGACTCTATGAGAGGATATAATACCTATAAAGGAGGTAATCAAGTAAGAACAATGAGTGCGGCAAACAATAAAAGTGTTTATACTGAGCCTTTACCATATCTTGAGGCTAAATGGCTAGAAGAATTATTTACTTCTCCTAATGTATGGGTTGAAGTTTATGCTCAGACATCAGAGGGTCAGGAATTTGAACATGATGCTCCTTTTCACCTGTCAGGCCTTAATGATCAAGTAAGACCTAATGCCGATGGGCTTCGTTCTATATACACTCCAGTAATAATAACTAATACTGAGGTTACTTCAGTAAATCAAGAAGAAGGATTGACAATGTTTAATATAGAATACTCTGAATCTCAAGAAATACAAACACAAAGAAATTAAATTATGGTCAAAATAGAGCTTTTAGACTATGTCTACGATTCTGAGGGACAAAATCAAGTAAACTTTAACAATGCTACATCTACAGGCAGTTGGACAGTAATATCATCAGAAGAGATTTCTATATCATCAGCAGTTGGAACACAAACAATTACACCTGTAACTGGAGAATTAGCTTTAGGCAATGTTTATAAATCTGTATTAACTGTTAGTGGAATGTCGGGAAGTGGGTTTATTGGTTATCAACCTAATTCAGTAGGTGGAACAGCTATAGGTTGGGGAAGCACACATAGAAGGTCTACAGATGGACAATCTGTAAGAACATTTACAGCTACAGCAGGAGGAGCAGGATCAGAGGCTGAAATATATGCAGGTAGTGGAATGTCAGGTGTTGTTAGGTCTACATTAGCTTTAAATACAGGGGTTAACTTCACCAAAAGTATAATTGGAGTGTTAGACGTTGGAAATTCTACTGACTTTCCTCTTGCTCTTAACTTTTCTATTGCTGAAGCTAGAGATTTAGAAGCTAGAACAGGTACATATAGTAAAACTTTTGATATTCCCGCAACAAAACATAATAATGCACTTTTAAAAGGTGCTTATGAGGTTGGTTCAATAATAAAAGATAACCAAATAAATACAAGGAAAGATTGTAGAATAATAATAGATGATATTTACTCTTTAAGTGGTAAATTACAAATACAATCGATAGGTACAGATTCTACTCCTCAATATTATTCATGTGTATTTTATGGCGATAATATTGATTGGGTGTCTGCTATAGATAATAAGCTATTAATGGATTTAGCAGTAAAAGGAGGTGCTGTTGGTAGTGGTTGGGATAATTTAAATGGAAAAGGAGTTAGTAGTGGAAAGAATTTACAAGTAAACGAGCCTAGTATTGTTGAAAGTTGGGGTGTCAATAATGCTTTAACTAGACAATTACCAGGAGGAGGTCTTACCGCTAACAATAAAGCAGTTATTTATCCCTTAGCAGGATATGGATTATATAATACAGATGGAGAAGGGTTTAATATGCAGCTTTATAAAACAAAATACGAGTTAGATGGATTAAATGCAAATGAGACTGGATATTATGGTTTTTTTAGTGATGGGACACCATATCCAAATAAAGTACCAACAGTAGATTGGAGACCTGCAATATTTATTTACGATATTATACATGGTATTTTTAAGCAAGAAGGATATACTATAAATTCTACTTTTATAGAATCACCGATGTTTAAAAAGCTAGTAATGCTATTGCCAAATTTTGTATATAACAACCCTCAAGAAAGGGAAGATGCTAACAGTATAAGAATTACTTTTAGTGGAGCAAATTATCTTCAGTATTTTAAATTTTTAACCCCCTCAGACCCTTTTGGTACTTTTAGGTGGAGTGGCATGCCTAATAATTTTAACAATATAAATAATACAACAGGAATACAGTTTGATAGTACAACGAGTGGTTTTACCTCATCACTAAATACTTCTATGTATGATAATAGTACAGGGAGATTTACAATACCTGAGTATGGGTTTTACGATATTGAAATAAAAAACTTTGGTGTATGGATAAGAAGTTTTTGCGAGGGGACAGCTTGGTCGTCAAGGTCTTATTATTTACAAATGGAAGTATATCTTTTAACAGTAGGATCAACTGCAGGGTGGCAAAATATTGCAGAGTCTTATGCTTTTAATGAAAACAAAGTATGGTCTGCTTGTCCTAGGCCAAATGCAGGTGATGAATACAATTCTTTTACTTTTGAACCAATAGATATAAAAGACAGATATTTTAACAAGGGAGATAGAATTGAAATTAGGTTAAAGGCTAAAACTTTGCAGAATGCGTATGATCCTAATCCACCCGCACCTACCCAAACAGTTGGTTGGTTGTTTGACTTTTTCTGCGGTTCTAATCCTGACAACGCAAATTCTGCGGGAGGTACTGGTCTGAATGTAGCTCAAATAAATATTACTCACCATGGCGATAAAGTAGAATATGGACAGACATATGATTTAAAAAATGTAATTGATAATGAAAGTACACAACTTGACTTTTTAAAAGGTGTTATACACGCTTTTAACCTTCAAATGACTACAGATGTAAACACTAAAAGTGTTAATATAGAACCTTTTAACGATTTTTATTCGGATAAAAACGAAGCAATAGATTGGTCAGATAAATTAGACTTGTCAAAAGAACAAGAAGATAAATTTGTAAAGGCTGCTGTCAAAAGAGAGTTTGTCTTTAAATATAAAGAAGATTCTGCAGATAAAAAAGTAGAGGCTAGGGGTAATAAATTTTTTGATGGTATTATAGATAATTATCCATACAGAGAATATTTAAGTGATGAATTTGAGATGGGAGTTACAACTTTTGAAAATCCATTCTTTTCAGGTACATATAGTTCGGGAGATGTAAAGACATCAGGAGGTAATGCCACTAGCTTTTCAGTAACACCAACTAGAGCTTTATTATGGGGAAATTGTGAAGAAGATAGTGAGCCATATCCTTGGGGTCTTTGTAGGCCGCCAAAAGGTTACGAATTTAGGCCAAGACTTTTGCATTATATAAAAGATGATTGTAGTTCTAGCGGAATCTTAGATGGTTATCCAGTAAAGTATCAGGTTGGAGCAATAAATTTTGAATTTTACGATGGTCAATATCACTTAAGAGTTATTCTTGGTGGAGACCCGCAATGGCCTTCTAATTATAAGCAGAATCCATATGTGCAGAGAGGTAGAGTATTTAGCTATGACAGAACTGGTCATTATCTTGATGTTGAAGACCCTTTAACATATAATTCACTTGCTTTAGAATCATATAGCTGTGTCAATAATCTTGAATATGCTGCAGACCCAAAAAGAGGTTTATATCAAAAATATTATCAAGGCATGATAGAGATGTTAAAAACAAACCCTAGAATTAAGACAGCATATTTTAATTTAAAAATTTCTGACATTAATAAATTAGATTTAAGAAAATTAATATATGTTGATGGTTATTATTATAGAATAAACAGAATTATTGATTATAGTCCCAACACTAATGAAGTGACTAAAGTAGAGTTAGTTTTATTTGACCTTCAAAAGTTGTGGCCTGTAGATACAACATTTAATAGACAATAAAAATAATAAATTATGCCATATGTAGGACAACAAATAAGTGACAACGGATTAGCAATGCTAGATGGACAGGATGTGTTTATATCCGTTCCTCTTTTTACAAATGAAAGACTTTCTTATGGTAAGGGTATTACATCCGGAACAGTTCTTAGTTCAACAACCAAATTAACAACAACTGCTGATTTTGCAACTGAGGCTGTAGGTAATTCTGGTTTACCTGCCTTTAAAAACTCAAATTGGTTTAGTTTTGGAACGAGTGGTGCTGTTTATACACCCGCACCAGTTGGTAGAAGGCCTGAATCTTCAGATAACAAAATAATAATTCATGCTACTGTTGTTACGGCTGTTAGTAGTCACTCAGGAATATTTCAAGAGCTTAGAAGGCTTAATGTTGGGTCAGAATATAGATTAACTATTGATTTAACATATTCTGTTTCTGTTGGAACACTCTCAGTATCAAGACTTTACAATGTAGGAGGTCGTCTAGTTACTACAGAAGCTCCAGTTGGAGTATTAACACAATCTGATGTTACAGCTTTTGAACTACCTAATGAAGATGGTCAGATTACCTTAGATTTTAAGGCAGAAACACCGAGTGATATAATTTTTATTGATTACACCTCTACAGTAGATGGCAATACAGTTGAAATATCAGGAATGTCAGTAAAACAAAAAGATGATTATAGAGTTCCTGTTACTGTAGACTTGCCATTAATAGGTCTTTCTAAAGTATTAGTACCAAGAAGTAACGAAACTATGCCTTACGAAGAAGGCGAACCTATAACTCCATAATATAATGGCACAACAATATAAATTCATAGAAGATGCATTAAAAAAAGAAGCTCCTTTTATTATTGGAGAGTTAAGGAAAGAGTTAAAACATCAGCAACACATAGCTTCGGGGAAGCTATACAATGGGTTTCGTGATAAGTTACAAGTTGGAAAAGATAATATTTCTCTTTTAATCACTAATGACACTCCCTATATGTGGCTTGTTAATGATGGTAAGACAGGAGGTGTTACAGTAGGATATGAGGCTTTAAAAGAGTGGGCTATAAGTAAGCAAAAAAATGGACAATTAAGTTTTGCAAATGAAGAAGCATTAAATAGATTTGTAAATAAAGTAAAAAACAATTTAGAAAAAAAATATTTTACTAGAACGGGAGATAAAAATGTATATCCATATGGTGATAAAAGATATTTCTTTATTGATATAGCTAAAAACAAAGTTGCAGCTAGTGATATAGACGAAAGAATAGGAGATAGTATAGTAAAGCAAGTAGAGACAGAGATAGATAAACAACTGATTAAAGAAGAAATTACATTAACAATAGGATAATTAAGATATGGCATTAAAGAGTAAGGTAGCAATAGAGGTAGACATTAAAAATGTCAAAAAGATTACTGAATTAAAAGACAGTCTCAAGCAGTTACGTAAAGAGCAAAGACAGTATGAAAAGGATGTAAAAGGAGGAGTAAAAGTTACTAAAGAGTCAGCAGACGCTTATATTAAAAATGAAAAAGCGATAGCAAAAAACTCAAAAGCACTTAGAGAAACAAACAAAGAAGTTAAAGGGGTAACTAAGTCAAGCAATGGTATGGCAAAGCAGATTGTTAAGGGTACTGCAGTTATTGGTCTTGCTGTTGGTGCTTTTAGAACTATAACTAATGTGATAGGTACTGCGGTAAAAGGATTTAGAGATTTTGAGTTTCAAATGGCTAAGGTACAGGCAATTACGGGAGCTACTAATGAAGAATTTTTGCTATTGTCACAATCAGCAAAAGACTTAGGACGTTCTACTTTCTTTACAGCACAACAAGTTGCTGAACTACAAACTAACTTTGGTAAATTAGGTTTTTCTACTCAAGAGATATTAGACGCACAAGAAGCAACGCTTAATTTAGCTACAGCTACTGATAGTGATCTAGCTAGAGCTGCTATAGTAGCAGGTTCTGCGGTTAGAGGTTTTGGTTTAGATGCTAGTGAAACACAAAGAGTAGTTGATGTTATGGCAGTATCTTTTACAAGTTCTGCATTAGACCTTGAGAAGTTTCAAACTTCTATGACAAAGGTTGCTCCAATTGCTAAATCAGCAGGTTTTTCTATTGAAGATACAACAGCAATTATGGCTCAAATGTCTGATGCAGGTATTGAGGCTTCTATTGCAGGTACATCTTTAAGAAATATACTTCTTAAAATGCAAGACCCAAACTCAGATTTAGTAAAGTCTTTTGGAACAACAATACACTCTTTAGATCAGTTAGTTCCTGCCTTAACTAAATTTAGTAAAGAAGGAGGTAGCCTTGCAGAAATAATGGAAGTTGTTGAAGTAAGACAAGCTGCTGCTTTTGAGCAAATGATAACAAGTAGAGATAAAACTGTTCAGCTTAGAGATGCTTTAGAGGGTGCTAATGGTGCTGCAGAGGAAATGGCTAGAATTGTTGGAGACACTTTAGAAGGAGCTTTAAAAAGGTCTGAATCTGCAACTCAAGGTTTTGCAATAGCTTTTGTAGAAAGTTTTGGTAAAAATATTAAAAACATAGTAGATGGTTTTGCATCATTTGTAAACACACTTACTGATTTTATAGAAATACCTGTATCTGAAAAATTAGAAGAAGAAAGAACTGAAATGAATATGCTATTTGGTGTTTTAAAAGATACTAATAACTCTCAGGAAACTAGACAAAAAGCAATGATAAAGTTAAACACTACTTATGGTAGTTATCTTCCAAATTTAGTTACTGAAAAAGATACAGTTGAAGAATTAGAGGTAGCACAATTTAATGCTAACAAACAGCTAGTTGATAAGATTAGATTAATGGGAGCAACAGAAGAATTAAACAAAATTGCAGCAGAAGGGGTAGAAATTGCTGAGAAAGAGTTTGAAGTTGCACAGCGTTTAGCAGAAAACAGGCAAAGAGTTATTGATGGAGAGCAAATTATTTCAACTATTTATGAGGGTGGTATGGCGATTCAAACTGATTTAACAGATTTTCAAATTAAAAAAGATGAGATTGAAATAAAAAATCTTAAAGAAGCTACCATATTGTTAGACAATAAATATGCTAGAGCCTTAAAAGTGGCAAAAGAATATGGTTTTATTCAAGAAGAAGTAGCTGACAAAGATAAAAAAGTAACAAAAGTTACAGTTAAACAAACAGATGCCATAGTAGCAAACACAACTGCTAAGAAAGATAATGCTTTAGCTTCAGACTTTTTATCTACTGCTTCTGAAGATTATTTTAACAGTCTTAAAGAAGATGTATTGAATGGTACTGCAACTATGGAAGAGCAAGAGCAAAAACTAAGAGATTTTCAAATTCAATTGCTAGATAATGTACTGTTAGATGAACAGCTAACTTTTGAAGAAAGAGTAAAACTAGAGACTAAGTTAAACAATCTTAAACTTGAAAATCATAAAGTAAATCTTGACAACATACAAAAAGAGAAGGATGTTAGACAAGCAGAAATAGATGGTGTAGCTCAGTTAGGAGATCAGCTTATACAACTAGCAGGTGATGATAAAAAATTACAAGGTGTTAGAAAGGCAGGTGTTGCTATTTCTGCTGCTGCTGCAGTAGCAAATAATGTATTAGCACTATCTAATGCTGCGGTTGGTGTTACTGAACAAGCAAAACTAAAGTTTCCTTTTAATATTGTCGCAATGCTTACTACATTAGCAACTGTTATGTCTTTGATTGCAAATCTAAAAGCATTGAAAGATTCTTTTGGCGATGGTGGTGTTGTAAAAGAATTTGCTAATGGAGGTATGGTACATGGGCCTAGTCACGCACAAGGAGGTGTTAAATTTGCAGTTGGAGGTAGAGTAAATGAGTTAGAAGGCGGTGAGGCTGTAATAAACAAAAGAAGTACAGCAATGTTTAAAAACGAATTGTCCGCTATGAATGTTGCAGGTGGTGGTGTTAAGTTTGCTGATGGTGGTTTATTAAGTTCTCCTCAGTTTGCTCAAGCTCAGTTTAGTGCTAACAATCAAGCTCAGATGATGGGAGCAATGCAAGGACAAAGAAAGGTAGTAGTAGTAGAAGCAGATATAACAGATAGCCAATCTTCAGTTAGTGTAATACAGGCTAATGCAACATTTTAAAATTTAAACATATGTTTGTTGATAAAAAAGTAAAGAAAGATAGATTAGATACGTGTAAAAAGTGCGACTTTTACAGAAACTTCTTAATGTTAAAATATCCTAAATGGTCAAAAGGAGCAAGATGTGGTAAGTGTACTTGCTTTATAGATGCTAAAGCATCTCTAACTAAAGAGTTCTTTGGTGAGTGTCCTTTAGGTAAGTGGGATAAGTAATAACTAAACTTTATAATATGCAAAATCAATTTGATGTAGTTCTATCTAAACTAACCGATGAAAGAAAAAATGAAATAGTAGCCAATCAAGAAGTAAATCTTAAAGACATGAATGGAAAGAATATGTATAATGGTCATGCTTTAGATTATTTTTTTAGATTGTGGCACGTATATTTTCCAAACGTAAGACAAACTAAAACTTGCAAGGGCTGTAGAGATGGAGTAGTTAAATTTTTTCATGGTATTGCTGATCGTATTAAAAAACAACAAAATGATATAAAGATAGAGGCTGAGGTAAAATTATTTGAGGAAAAAGCAAAAAAGAATAAAAAAGCAAGAGCAAAAGCAAAAAAATCTACAGCTAAAAAATAAATATGGCTAGACGACAAAACGACATTGAAATTGTTGAAGAATATTTAGAAATATTAAATGATGAGGTTTCATTAAGGTTTGGAGAAGCAACTTCTAAAGATACTATAAGACATTTGATTGAAAAAGGAATAATAAGTCCTAAAACTTTAAGAAATTATATGATAATATATGATTTTGACACTATTCTAAAGTATAATGAGGGTAATAGAACGCACACCTTTATGGATTTATCAATTAAATATCACATCTCAGAAAGACAAGCTCAGAGTATAGTTTATAAGGAGAGAAAGAAGATTGAAGCTACTTCAAATATAACTTATTGAAATTTATTCCAAAAACTGCGTAAAATTTAAAATTCTATAATATATTTTTGCTGTTATGGATAAAAATTGGTACAACATAAGTGGAAAGGCATCAGATGGTATAGTAGACATTTACATATTTGATGAAATAGGTGCATATGGATTAAATGCACAATCGTTTATTGATGAAATCAAGCCTTACAAAAACTCTCCTTTAAATATACACATCAATTGTGTGGGTGGTGATGTTTTTGATGGAATGGCTATTTACAATATCATCAAAAAAAGAACTGCTAAAACTACAGCTTACATTGAAGGTATAGCTGCTAGTATGGGTAGTGTTATTGCTCTAGCTGCAGACAATGTGGTTATGGCTGAAAACTCTCTTTTTATGATTCACAATGCATGGGGTGGAGCTATGGGAGAAGCTAAAGAAATGAAGAAAACAGCAAAACTTTTAGATAAAATAAGTGGTGAAATTGCTGATATATATGTTAAAAAAACAAACTTACCTTACAATAAGGTAGAAGAAATGATGGATGAGGAGACTTGGTTAAATGCTGAAGAAGCATACGAACTTGGTTTTGTTGATTCTATCTCGGATGCTATTAAAGTAGCAGCCAAATATGATGTTTCTAAGTTCAAAAATATTACAAACGAAGAAATATCTAATAAACTAAGTGTTAATTTAAAAAGTAAAAAAATGACTGATGAGTTAAAAGCTTGGTTTAATGGTAAAGTTGAAGATATTATCGCAAGAGTAAAAAGTGAATCATCTGATAACGATGCTGTTGAATCAACAGAAGTTAGCGAAATAACTATAGCAGACGAAGCTGAGATTTTAAATAAATTCTCTGATTTTGAATCTAAAGCTATTGAGCTTAATGGGTCTATTGCTGAGTTGGAAGGAGAAAAAGAAACTCTTACAGCAGAGGTAGAAAGACTAACAGCTTTGTTAAGTAAAGCAGAAGCAACAGGGACAGATATATCTACAGAAGGCGACCCTGCGGTAGTTAAAAATGAGGTAGAGAAAAAAGAGGATGCGTTTTGGAACAGTATAGTAGCTAAAATGAATCATATTAATTAATATAAACTTAAAAAGAAAAAAAAATGGCAAATGTAGCAGCAAATGGTATAGGAACTGCATATAACGGAACCTATGCTAGTAAAATTTTATTAGAGCCTATGTTTACTGCGGATGATATTTCAAGAAATTATACTATCTACCCTGCAGTAAAATATAAGCAAAACATAACAATGGCACCTTCTTTAAAAGGTATAACAGCATTACACTCAGGATGTGGAACAACAAATGGTTGTAATCCTGCAGGATTTAGTGTAACTCAAAAAGTATTAGAAGTGGCAAATGTATCTGTTAAGCAGACACAATGTTGGGATGAGTTTAAAGATGAGGTAATTGTAGAGTCTTACAGAAATGGCGTAAACATGCCTGATCTAACAGGAACACAATTAGCTGAAGTAATCATTAACAGAGTTAGACATGGTATTGAGCATGATATGGTTAGGAATGCTTGGTTTGGAGAAGCTGCTATTGCAGTAGGTTCACCTGATTGTACTTACCAGTCAATGGGTAATGGATTATTCCACCAACTATCAACTGGAACAGCTTTTAGAGCTGGTACTAGTCAGCACATGAATGAAGTAGTGGGAGGTTTAACTTTAGCGGCAGCAACAGCTTCTTACGCAACTGTAGGGGGATTAATTAGCAACGCAGACGTTATCTTATTATTAGATAATGTATTTAATACTGCACCAGTTGAGTTACAACAAGTACCTGCATCAGAAAAAAGAATGTTTGTTACTCCAAACGTATATAACGCTTGGTATAACTGTTTAACTGCAGTAGCAGTAAATGGAGCAGTTGATTACGGACACTCTGAGGCACAAGTTGGTAAAGGTAGATTATTCTATAAAGGAATTGAGGTTGTTCCTTGTTACACTTGGGATGAGGCATTAGCTTTATCAGCAACAGGAGCAGGAATTGACTTATCTGCAGCGTTTACTCAAGCAGGTGCAACAACAACTACTCAAACAACTAATGGTGTTGTTTATACGGCGAAAGCTAACTTATTCATTGGTACTGATGTAACAAGACCTGAGAATGAGCTTAAAATGTTCTATGACGAAGCGTCTGAGAATATGTATGTAAGAGCAGGATTTACTATGGGATTCCAGTACGGATTTAACTCTCTAGTTAATGGTGCTACCTTAGTAGGGTAATATTTATAGTAGATAGGGAGGGAGAAATCTCTCCCTAAATACTTTTTTTTAACTTTTAAAAAAAGAACAAAATGGCAATAACAAATGGAATAAATATAGATTGTTCTAACTTACAAGCTGCAGGTGGTATAAGAAATATTCTTATTAGAACTTGGGCTTCAGGAGATGCTATTACTTATACTAATACTGCAACTTCACACTCTATATCTAGTATTGTAGATACTGGAGGCTCAACAGCTACTTGGTTTAATTATGAGTTTAAGAACGAATTACCTTCTTTAACTGTTACTGCAGCTAAAGAGAATGGCTCTACCTCGTATGAATGTGCTTTAAGTTTTATGATGCCTGAGATGACAGATGATAAGATGGCTGTATTACAGCAACTTATGGACACTTGTATGATGGTTATAGCAGTTGGTAATAATGGTAAAAATTATGTACTAGGTGTAAGTCAAAAGTATCAAAATGAAAAGGCAGTTATTAGAAATCAAACTTTTGCTAGTATGACTGGAGCAGAAGGTATATCAGGAGCTGCATATAATGATGATAATGGTGTAACTGTAACTATGGGATGTAAGCAATATGAGTCTCCAAGAATTTATACAGGTACTTTAACTTTATATTCAGGTGCAAGTCAATCTACTACATCGTAATTAATAATAATATAATAAATAAAATAATATGGCAATAGCAGATGGAATGGCAATTAATTGTTCTGACTTACAAGCGGTAGGTGGAACACGCCTTATAGCAATTAGAGAATGGGTTTCTACTGATGCGGTTGTTTTTGACGACACTAATCATGATATAGCATCTATAGTAGATGTTGGAGGATCAACAGCTACTTGGGGAGTTTATGAAAGTAGAATAGAATCTTCTTCTTTAACTATTTCAGCAACTAATGAAGGTAAAGAGTTTACAGCATATGATTGTACTGTGTCGTGGTTCATACCAGGACTTACAGCAGCTCAGTTTAAAGGTCTTCATGACTTTGAAGGTGGTAAATGCTTGATGGTAATGGTTGTAGATAACAATGACAACACTTCAGGTACAACTGCTCCTGCAGCAACTTTTGCAGACAATAAAGTAATTGGAGTATCTAATACTTTACCAAATCAAGATAAGGCTTCAAAAACTCAGCAATTTTGTACTTTAAGATCAGTTGAGGGTGGAACAGGAGCTGCATTTTCTGATGAGATAGGAGTTACTGTTACAGTTGGGTGTATCATGTATGAAACGCCTAGAAATTTTGAAGGTGCTATCACTTTAGGTGCGACTGGATTAACTTTGACAACAGCTTAATAATTAAGATTAAATAAGAGAGTGTTAGTTAATAACACTTTCTTATTAATATCTTTTTAGTTATGTGTGACTGTAATAAAGAAAGAAGTGTAACTTTGACAAATATATATTTAACTATGGCAGAATATAAAGTAAACAGTAAGGTAATAAAAGGAGTAAGACTAGCAGGTAAAAAAAGTGTAGATTTTAGAACCGAATTAAGCCAAGCAGATTTAGCTTACGCTTATGAGGAATTGAATATAACAGATTGTATAGACAAAATAGAAAAATCAAATGAAAAAAACACTAGCAAAAAATCCAAAGAAAGCTCAAGTAAAGCGAAAAAATCAAAAGACTAATACTTTTGAATTTGGAGTATTTGACCTTACAGTACCTCCAAGTATAACAGAGCCTAAAGACCTAAAAGCTCTAAATAATGAGTGGGTTCCTTTTGGTGATGACAATCTCTTTCCTCAGTATTTAGCTGAGTTAAAACGTAAATCATCTACTCATAGAAGTGTACTAGCACAAAAAACTGTATTTACAAGTGGTGCTAAATTTGTATGTGAGAACGAATCATTAAGAAAATTTATTGAAGATGTAAACGCTGACAAAGAATCTTTGAGGGATGTCTTTAAAAAATTAGCTGACGACTATTATACTTTTGGAAACGCATATATGGAATGCGTTATATATGATGGTGGAGTTAATATATATCACTTAGATGCAACGACAGTTAGAATGTCTAAGAGCAAAAAAGAGGTTTATGTAAACCCTGACTGGTGTAAATACTGGAACGTAGATAAAAAAATAAAAAGACTACCTATATATCCTAGGGTAGCACACAATAAGTTTGTAATTCACTTCAAGGATTACGAGCCTACATTTAATTTTTATGGATTACCTGACTATATAGCTGCACTAGAGCATATCTGTGTTGATTATGAGATTGGTAAATGGAATCATACAAAATTCTTAAATGGATTTCAACCTTCTGCTATCGTTGAGATTAGCGGAGACATGGGTGAAAAAGAAGCACAAAAAATGGTTCACGAAGCTCAAAAGAAGTTTGTAGGAGAAGGAAATAATGGTAAGATATTATTTATTGTAAAAAATGGAGATACATCTCCTGCCAACGTACAAGTCATTAAAGATGATCAAGAAGGTAGTTGGATTGATTTACAACGAATTACTGACCAAAATATTATAACTGCTAATAGATGGCAGCCATCACTATCAGGTATTGTAAGTTCAGGTAAAATGAATAATACGGGTAGTGAGATTAGAATTGCTTATGACTTAGTAATGACAACAGTAATCAGAGATACATCTGAGTTGATACTAAATGGAATAAGAACAGTTCTTTACAATGAAATGGGTTATGACCCTAAAGACTTAAAGATACATTATGAGCCACCAATTTCTTACTCTAATGATGTAGATATTAGAGAGGTTCTAACTATAAACGAGCAAAGAGCATTAATAGATGAGGATTTACCTATGTTAGAAGATGGTGATATGTTTGTTGCTGACAGAGAAGTTATAGTTGTTGAAAAAGATGAGGATGGAGATGGAGAGATAGACGAGACAAAAGAAATAACAGTAGAACAATAAGACATGGCTAATACAAGACAATACACAACATTAGTTTCCGCAGGAGAGGTAATTGAGAAAACATTTACTAATAAAAATACAGACCCTGTTTTGGTTTCTGAAAACACTATTGTTTTAGCTGAACTAGCACACATTAGACCTCTTTTGGGTGAAAAGTTTTATGCAGAATTAAAGAAGGAACACAATGATGGTACTTTAAGTGTTAATAATCAAGAGTTTATGCAGTATTATTTAGAGGACTGTCTTTCTTGGTATGTTAGATTTGAAGTGGTTAATGATATAATGAGTAATATATCATCTAGCGGGGTAGTACACAATATAGACGAGTTTTCAAGAATAATAAGTGAAGATACTTATAATACTTTTAAACAAGATACTTATAGAAAGGCAGAGATATTCGCTAATGATATGATGGATTTTTTACATTCAACTGATGAGAGTGGTAATTACCCTACTTATGAGTCTAATAAACCTAATAGCATGAGAGACACATATAAGAATCATGGAATGATATTTTATGATAGTATATATGGATATAATGGTGTTGATGGTTGCTTGAATTGTGGGAATCCTTATTTAAAAGGTGAGTGTAACTGTAATTGTATAGATTGCTAAAAAAAATAATAATATGTCATCAAATCAACATAGTTTAATAACAGACCCGCACATTCACAATCCTAAAGGATATGAAACTGCTCCAAATGGAACTGTAATGACTAAAGGTATTAGTCTTAGTGGTTATAACGATGGAGCTTTAGAGTGGGTTCCTCAAACTAAAATTGGTGCTACAAATTATGAGCTTCAAGGTTATGTAACTGGTGCTAGTAATTATTTTAAAGGAGAAGATATTGCTAACACTAGATCACCATATTTATTTGGAGAGGATTATGGAGCAAGTACCATAACTACAGGGGTTTCTACAATAGACAATAGCATTATGTTTAGAACTGGAATGAATTTTCACGTTGTTTCAAATTCTACAGTAAAATCAATTAGCGGATATATTACATCTAATGGCTCTAATAATGTGCAAATAGCTATTTGTAAAGTGACTCCTACATCTTCTTCATCACCTCATGTTATTGACCTTATTGACGTAATTACAGTAACAGGGGGTAACAGCAATGATACTTTAGTGTCATTTAGTGAAACAGTTTTTTTAGCAGATACTTTAGCTGCGGGAGATATTGTATTTCCAATGATTAGAGAGGATGGCGGCACAGGGTCAAGTATATATTTAAAAGGAACAATACAAACAATTTGTTATTAAGGTAAAATGAAAAATTCAATGAAAGATACGACAGAGGTGTTAGTTGCAAATGGGGGAGTTTTAGGATTAAGTTTGGCAGAGTGTAACGAAATATTACTTCTAGTCAGTACATCATTAGCAATAATTTTTACACTTTATAAATTCTACAAGTTATCCAAAAAGAAATAATATGGCTAAAATTAGCTTTGTTTTTAAGTCAAATTCTAGGAAAAAGAGGAAGGGCGTTCATTCTAAAAACGCTTCAAAGAGTCAAAATGGCTATAAAAAGAAATACAGAGGTCAAGGCAGGTAAGTGGTATAATGACAAGTTAAGAAATATGGATATTAAACATTTTAAGTTATCCGAATTTGATTGTCCTTCTGATAGTGGATCAGGAGAAAATATGTGTCTTGATTTTTTAAGTAAGTTAGACAATGCTAGAGAGTTAGCAGGAGTTCCTTTTAAAATTACATCGGGATATAGGTCTCCAAAACATAATACATCAGTAGGTGGAGCTTTAAATTCTTCACACATGAATATACCATGCAATGCTTGTGATATAGCAGTACCTGATAGCTCTACTAGATATAAAATTATAGACTCCCTTTTAAAAATGGGAATAAATCGCATTGGAATTGGTAAAAATTTCATACATTGCGACACCGATAAAGAAAAAAGTCCAAATGTTATTTGGCATTATTATTAATTAAAAACAGAAAAAATGAAACAGTACTTAATAAGTAAACTTTTAACTTCAAAGAAGGTATGGCTAGGTATAGCATCTATGGTGGTGCCTTTAATAGCAAAAGCACTAGATGTAGACGAAGAAAGTGTAAGCCAAATTTGGTGGTCACTTCTAGCAATGTTATTTGGCCAATCTTTTGCAGATTTCGGTAAAGAATCAAAAAAATAATGTATATTTGTATTCCTACTTTGAGTGTTTTCATGGTTGGATAGTTAGTAGTTAAGAGTGAGAGGTTAATAACTTCTCACTTTTTTTTTACATCAATATTTTTTTTTAATAAATTTGAGTATGATAAAAAATGGTAAAAGATTAAGACTCACTATAGAGGAGGAGAACCTCATCTATAAGTTTAGAGCAAATTCAATAGATAATTTTAACGACAATACAGCATTAGATATGCACCTTGCAGAAAGAGGTATAAAGAAAAAAGATGTTGTATCTGTAAAACATTGGCAATCTGCAAGTGGTGAGTTAAGGTTTTCAATAGTAACTAAAGAGGATTGCGGATTAGATGAGAATCAAATATTTGATAATGTTAATAATTTTATAGAAAAATATTCGCCTGATTATACAGAGATAAAAAGAAAAAAGGGAAATCATCTTTTAGTTATAAATCCTGCAGACATTCATATAGGGAAGTATGCTAATGAATTAGAGACAGGAGAGGCATATGACTGTGAAACTGCTGTTATGAGAGTTTTAGAGGGCGTTAAAGGACTTATAGATAAGTCTAAGGGTTTTGACGTAGAAAGGGTATTATTTTGTATAGGAAACGATGTTTTACATATAGATAATGTATATAACACTACAACTAAAGGAACGCATCAAGATACTGATGGCAAATGGTGGGAGCATTATGAGATTGCTTTAATGTTATATGTTAGAGTAATAGAGATGTTAAGAAAAATTGCTCCTGTAGATGTATTACACTCAATGAGTAATCACGATTATCAAAGTGGATTCCACTTAGCTCATACTTTAAAATCTTGGTTTAGAAAAGCTAAAGATGTTGCTTTTGATATAAGTGTAGCACATAGAAAATACTATCAATATGGTGAAAATTTAATAGGTTTAGAGCATGGAGATGGTGCAAAAATGGACAAATTACCACTTTTGATGGCACAAGAAAGACCTCAAATGTGGAGTGAAACTAAATACAGGTATTGGTATTTACACCATTTACATCACAAAGTAAAACACAAATGGCTAGACGCTAAAGATTTTATTGGAGTTACTGTAGAATATATGCGAAGTCCATCTGCCGCAGATAGTTGGCATTCAAGAAAAGGTTTTTGTGGAGCTTCAAAAGCCTGTGAAGCATTTTTACACGACAAAGAAAGTGGTCAGGTAGCTAGACTCACTCATTACTTTTAATTTAACCCTTTACTAACTCTTTATATAGAGTATTTTATACTCTTAAAGATAAATATAAAGAAAAAGTTAAAGATAAATACTAGGTTAAATATAAAGAAATTAAACATTTTTTAGAAAAAACTTAGTAAATATTTTGGTAGTTTAAAAATATGTTTTATGTTTGCATAGAATTTTAACTAACTAACTATAAACTTAAAATCTTTACATATGGAAAATTACACACCTTTTCAAGACGCTATCATAGCAGATGTAAAAAAGTCTAAAGAAACAGAGATTAAAATATTACGAGAGAACAATCGTAAAATGAAACTAGAAATTATAGAATTAAAGCAAGAACTTAATTCTAAAGAAAAAGCAAAGTTACTATTAAATAATATTAACTTTCAAATAAGAGAGTATTTAAAATAACTCTA